CGCCCTTGCTCCCATCTTTCGACGGTATCAAATTTTAGGAGACCTTAGGTAAAGTAAGGTATTTCTCCACAGCTTTCGCTCGCCGGAATAAATTATCCCGAGACTTATTACTGAAACCTCGTAGAACACCAGGAAGTTCATACGTAGGTAGAGCCTTCAGCGCTTCTAGTTCTCCATACTCGGACATTTTCCTGATCAAAAACTCTTCTACCCTAATCGGATTAGTGAATGTGCCACGATAAGTATAGAATAATCCATACAATATGTGCCATTCTGAATACCCATCATAACTCCTTGGTCCACGCTCTGGAGAACATGTATTCAGGATTAAATATAACAGGTTCATTTTCTCACCCTTTGGAGTATAGATCCTCTTGAGATACTCAGGATACTTCATGGTTGATGATGTCGCACACTTATCAGCATGTATCTTCATGTTAAAGATTTTGTCGACATATGATGCCCAATCAGCTATATCCACGGGTCTAGTAAGACCCCAAATGTTATCGTCTCCCATAACGGATAACATAGGTTTCAAATGTGATGGATGCGTAATTTGACGAATCACGTAGTCGATTGTCTCTCGCTCACTAGCATCGTATTTGCTGCATAAATACGTTAAGCCGATAAGAGCATTGCACAAACTACCAATAATTTGTGTAAACATTGAGCCACTGGGAATGCCTCTATGCTTCACAACATACATATTCCTTGGAAGTAACATCTTAGTATGAATAAAGTTATATTCTATAAATTTTAACTCGTTCCAATAACATTCATCAAACATTGGACGGATTACATCAGTAAACACATCATGAATGACTCTTGCAGGAACAGTCTGGTCATATCCTGAATAATCCAAAGATATCCAAGTAATTCCAGACTTATTCAACAAAGACATCCTACTCCTTATCTCTTCAGGCTCCTTTCCTCCGGCATACCAAGATACACTTTTAGATAAGAAATTCTGAACGGGATTAGCATACTGTGATTCGAATAGCGTCGTTGCCCCATCAATAATCCAGACTAACCTATCCTTCCACTTAACAGTGTCAGAATAATGAAAGTCATCATAATTTTCCGGGTTATAGAATCCGCTAATCTGTGCACGGTGTGCTGGAATAGCAGGGATTTGAAGATTCTCGAATGGAACTGAATTCTTCACCCCTTCCTTCAGTCTCTCAAAAGCAGCAAAACATTCGGTCTCATTGTCCTTTTTGCTACCTTTACCAATAGCACCAGCGCTTGCATCAGGATTTGACCAAACTACCGACGTATCCATGCCACGATAAATCTTGACAGGTTTGAGATGTGTCGGTGAGACTAATTTGACCAATACCTTCCTGGCATATCTGTATGAACGCAGATAGCCAAAATTCTGAACTTCTTTCTCAGAGAGAAATCCATCCATTTGGGCTTCTGTTACATCCCAATGACAGAAGTCCTTAGTTACTCTTGGGCTTGCAATACCCTCAGCAACACCCTCTTTGACTCGCCTAAACAAATCAGGCTCCTCTTCCTGGAGAAGGGTTTTGAATGCAGACAAAAGTCTGTCATCCGTAGTCTTGCGTTCATAATCCACTCTCGGAGGCTCCATCCTTTTGAGGAGATTCCGAATTTGGCCTGGGGTAAGTACGCAATGACCCTTTAAATTTGAATAAGTGAAACGTTTAGCGTCTTTTAGCATGGTATCTCCTTTAGTTGGTAAACACTACGACTACTTACGTATTCAACTTACCCACTCCCCATTTAATATAATCACATCATAATGCAGCTACAATGATCATAATATTAAAAT